TGATGGTACTCCGTCACAAAACATCCAAGGTATTTCCATTTATTAACTTTTGGTAATTTAATCATCATTACATTACATCAGTTGAATTATATAGCAACCTGGGTAATTATTATTCGTATTCCGAATGGTGTTATATTTACATTAATTTAAATGTATTAAATAAATTAAAATATAACATATTAATCAAAAAAGGATTAAAAACCAATGCCAACGAATAAATTGTGCGAAAAATGTGGTCGTAGTTTTACAACATCAAAAAATTTAACTATTCATATAAACCGCAAAAAACGATGTGATGTTTTATTTTTTGTGCCTCCATCACATTTCGACTTTTCATGTCGGCGGTGTGAAAAAACATTTTATACCAAACAAAACTTGAATACACATTTGAACCGAATATTCCCATGCAAAATTAAATCACCTGAACCTCATGAAGTTGAACTACAATTGATGTTTGAAAAATTACTATATGAAAATGAACAGCGTAAATTAGAAAATGAACAACATAAAATCGAAATTGCAAAATTACAAAATAAATCTACGGCGGCTGGAGTAACAAACAATACAACTACAAATAACAATACACACAATAATACCACCAATAATACCACCAACAATGTAATTCTAAATATGTATGGAAATGAAAACATGACACATATCAGCGAAGAAATGTATAAAGATTGTTTCAAGTTTGTTTACAAGTCTATAGAACATTTTTTCGACGTGAAGCATTTGTCTGACAACATGAAGCAAAATCATAATTTATATGTTGCTAATATGAAGGGAGAACATATGATGATGCTAACAAAAAAGAAATGGGAGTTAGTAGTAAAAGAAGAAACATTTGATGCAATCTATGAAGATATTAGAAAAAATTTATCCGATGCATTCAATAAATTGCGAGACGAAGACCGAATAGAGCCTGCTCTAGAAAAACGATTTGCTCAATTTGCAGATGAATATATGGCGGATTACGACGAAAATGAAATGCGCGCAAAAAAAGAATCTTGTGAAAAAATGGCACTAATGGCATATAATAATCGTCATTATCCAATGGATGACTACAAGCAATCAATAAAAAATAATCAATCGAAACCGTCCATATCAAAGCTGTTGCTGAATCCTCACCCCGATAATTTATAAACAGTTGTTCGTTCCGTGGACTTGACCATCAAACGGTCATAATGTATAAATAGGGATAAAGTGAAAATGTAGTGTAATTCATCGGTGTAAAAAACCTCTGATAGATTTTACCTTTTTTTTTAATTTTTACTTGTACTTATTTTATTCGGAGTTTGTAATGTTTCTATACTGATAACTCAAGTCGCTAATTACGTACCCAGACAGTTCGCGTCTGAATCCGCACGAGATAAACGCGTCCATCAGCGACTCGTAATCTGGAAACACCGAGGCGATTGGGGCAGTAATTCCATACACATCAATGTAGGCTGCCGCCAGCTGTCGGTGTTTCATATACTCCTTGGTCATGCTTGACTTTTTGAAGTTTTCTGCTTGGAGTTCACGACGATATTTGCGGTACCGCATCTCTTCCTCTGGGTCATACTCGGAAAAATATGCTTGTGCAACTGGGTCATACTTGGGTAAGTAATAGTTATTTTTCTTGGCAATACTAAGAATGTCAGAGTCCGACATCTTGTGGTAAGGTAAATAAAACCAAACTAAATTACCTCTTTGTTTCTACAATTACAATTACAATTACAATTATAAATCATTTTTGAATTTTGTATGCATTTTTGACATTTTATATGCACGTTGATGAAATCGCAATTCAGCTGTTTCATTACGTGCAAATCGATACCATGTTTTTTCTTGAGTATTATTTTTCTCATTCATTACACCTCTTTTGTTAGGGGGTGTCCCATTTCGATAACGTGTGAAATGCCCTGAATGGGGTAAATATGGTAAATATGTAAAAAAACATATTAAAACATCTTGAACCATTTTAATAACTGCGTCGAATTTCAATTAAAATGAACATTATCGAGCCGACCAGCAATTTCGATTTTAGCAACAAGCTGTATTTAGGAACACCCAGCGTGGTATCTAGCGGCGTGTATTTTACGCCCCTTTTTTTAAATGACAAGTCTGTGGTAGTGCAGAGCCCACCATGCACGACCAAACAGGGAATTAAAAACGGCAGCGGCAAGAAGGTCTATACCGACCTCGTGTTTAACTCGAACGACGTGTTTTTCATCGACTGGATGGAGAACCTGCAGGCAGCAGTTCAGCAGATTATTGCCACGAGGGACTGGTTTGAGAAAAGCATCGACCCGGAAGAATTGGAAACCATGTTTGTGTCGTGTTTCAAGTTGTACAAATCGGGTAAGAAATACCTGTTTCGCACTAACGTCAAGGGAAATGCCCCGATTTACGACCAGTATACCAACAAGGGCGAGATACTGAGCCAAAAAGATGTGTTGCCCGACAAGACCACGATGATTTGCATTTTGGAAATTCAGGGCATTCGGTTCACGTCGCAGAGTTTTCAATTCGAAGTGGAAGTGAAGCAGATTGCCGTGGTAAGCCCTGACCCATATCTGGATGCTTGTTTTGTAAAGATTGCCACGAAAGCCAAGGTGGATGAAACGATAAATGAAAAGGAAGACAAGCCTATTCATCTTTTGCCCACATCAACCATGCTGTTGAATGACGTTGAGACGGATACCGAGTCAAATTCGAACGCAGATACCAATATTCGGGTTCAGGTTCAGGTTGAGGATGAGAATAAGCCAGAAATGAATTTGAAATTAGATACACAATTAATAGAACCTTTAAAAAACATAGTGGTCGAGACGCCACAAGCTTTAGCCACAACCGAGCCGAAAGACAACGATTTTTCCATGTTGTCCGCGGATGATATTAACGAGGTGAAACAAGCCCTGAATGTATCGTTTAATCCGAGCGTAAATGTTCAGACGATTCCGACGGCAAAGTCCAGGGGAAAAAAGGCGAGAGGGATAAAAATCATCGAGTCGAGTTTAGAGGAAAATTCTGGGAAAATGGATGCAACCAACGAGGATATTAGGAACAACGGCAGTGGATTGCTGGATTTCGAGGACATGAACGAGGAAATTTCCAAAGAAGAAAAAAGAGACGAAATTGAGGAAATTGTGCTGGACGAAATGATCGAGGACAAAGGGACGAATCCCACAGATAATTCGTTGGTTCTGAAAAATCCCAATGAGATATATCGTGAGATGTTTCGCGCGGCCCTACAAAAAGCCGACGAAGCAAAGAAACAAGCGGACCAATTATATTTAGAAGCCGATGAAATAAAGCAAAAATATGAATTGTAAAATATTTAATATTATTTTTTGTGCTAAATGGTGAATAATTTTGGTGTAAGCAATAAATAAAAAATATCTTTATTATAATAATTGATTATAACAAATGAGTCTAGTGAATTTGGCAAAGAAGAACTACGTGGTGATTATTTTAGCAGGAGTTTTTGTTTTGTATTTTTACTACATGAGCCAGAAAAATAAATCGGGGTCTGAAAAGATGTCGAAAAACGGCAACGCGGCATACAAAAACGGCAATAGCAACTCTAACTCTAACTCTAACAACAAGAACGGCGCGGTCCAGCCCTCGGAATCTTTAGGCCAAAACAGCACGTACTCGGCCGTGGGTGCGCAGCCCCAGACGGTTGGTCTTCCCAGCTCTTGCAACAAGGACAACGCAAACAACCCGTCAGACCTTTTACCCAAGGATACCAACAGCCAGTGGGCTCAATTAAACCCCGCCGGCAAGGGTGACCTGAGCAACATTAACCTGCTCAAGGCCGGCGCCGTCATTGGCATCGACACCAAGGGGCAGTCTCTGAGGAACTCGAACCTGTCCATCCGGTCTGAGCCCCCGAACCCGCAGGTGACGACCGGCATTTGGAACCAGTCTACAATAACCCCCGATTTCATGCGCCCTCCTTTGGAGATTGGACAGGGGCGCCAGTAAATAAGTCGTTTTTTGAATAAATAAAAAAATATAATTATTATTTTACAAGAATAGCTAAATTATCGAATTATATTTTTTTAGTGCCAGCGTAATGTTGCGGTCGGGGAGATGAAATGTAATGATGTTTTTTTCATTTTGCCGTTTCGGTTGAACTCGTAGGTCATCAGGTTGATTGTTTCATTAGAGCAGTCTCGTGACCAGTCTCGTCTCGTCTCGCACTGACAACCTTTAGGTCGCCAATCATTTTTTCCCAAAAACTCACCAAAGCAGCAACGAGCATCAGACACGTCAATGTCAAACTCGACATTGAGGACCTTTTCCTCTGTGTATTTTGCAACTGCGAATCCGTAGTGCTGATTTTTATTTTATTTTTTAGGATAATCTTGTCTCATTTTATTACATAGTGCTTTTCGGTCGGTGTAATTATGTTTTGCTGAATTGCTCGTGCCAAGTATCAATGGTCCTTTTTTACACCATTGCACTTTTGATAAGTATTTGAAGTGCATGGAAACAGTTGCCTTTTTACCACTTCGTAGTAGATGTGCAAAGGTGTAAAAATTTCATTTTCCATTTCCCCCTCATATTTTTGGCATTTTTTCATTTTCGAATTATAAGGTGCTCGGTTTTCCGCGGTGGTTACTTTTGTAGTACATTTGTGAGACAATTTGGTCGGCCCGGTCTTTACCAAATCGGTCGGTCAAATGTTGCTGCTGCCGCACGTTGGGATACGTGGGGATGTTTTTCCATGTTTTCGCCGTCGCGACAAAGTGCGCCGGGTCAACCGTATAGTTTTTTGCCATTTTATTTGCCCCCGCACGCAGGTCATAATGCATCATTCTATTTTTTTCACGCTCGAAATTTGTGCCCGTCAAGAAAAACGTCGTATTGATAAAATAGATTTGGATTTTAGCTGAGGCATCGCTTTCTGCCGTTTCTTTTATTACACCATTGCACTTTTCAAGTGCATGGAAACAGTTGCCTTTGTCACTCATAAAACGCCGAGTACTCGGCGTTTTAGATGTGCAAAGGTGTAAATAAATTAAATCATCGGGGTTGCAGCTAGCGTCGCCTTTAGCCAGCTTGTAATTCAGCATGGAGATTGCTGCCAATCCATTGAGAGAATGGGCATCGTTTTTTGACCGCTCCATGTCGGCCGGGTTGATGAGCCGCTCTACGCCGTCGAAAAACTGCAGAATCTCGGGTGACCCAATCGAGTAGAATTGCCGGCGGTCAATCTGAATGTTTTTTGCAAAACACCGCTCCTGCAGTACCTTGTCTTCCATCCCCCAGCCCCAGTAATTGGGAAACCCGTTGATTCGCTCGAAATCGCCACCATTGACAGCAACGATGCCGCCGAGGGCATAGGTGAAGCCGTAAAAATGCTTGACGACCCCGGCACAAGTCGCATAGTCAAAAATATCGAAAAAAGGCACGGTATCTACGTCGTTAAACACAAACGTGATATTTTTATAGTCGTCAGGGTATCGCGCTTTTACCGCCAAAAATCCAATGTTTTTCATTGCCCCGCGGTTAAATGTCCGCTGGTCGTGCTGGTGAGCAAAGTAGATTTCCACATCTTCGGACGCCAACGAATTATGGGGCAAGATGGTGCGCGTCATGTAGTTTAAAAAAAAGAATTTGTGCTGCGGGCGATTTCGGTAGGGAACAATGAAAACAACCTTCGGACACGATACGATATAATCCGTAACTGTGGGCTTTGATTTAACTTTTAATTCGGCCATTGAATTGTTTAATATTATGTTTTATCCTTTATTTGATTTTGATGTATTATTTGATTTTTGTTGCTACGCATTTGGTTGGTGCGAAATATAAGCTATGAAACAAATACAGAAAAAATGAAATAAACAAATTATAAAATAGATATATAAGTAGGACACATGAGTAAGTTAATCACGCAATTGTACAAGTCTCGCAACATTTTGCTAGAACAGCTGGAGCAGCAGGGCTATGAAATCAAGGATTTCACGGGATGCAGCATTCAGGAGATTAATATTTTGTCCGACAAAAACCAGATGGACATGCTAATAAACAAGCCCCCAGCTAATAAGGAAAATATTTACGTCAAGTATTACTACAACGATGGAAAGCAAATGACGACCAAGAACCTGGACACATTTGTCACAGAGTTGTTTGGTCAAGAAGGCGATGGCGAAGATAACGAAGAAGATGAAGAATCATTCTTAACCAAGAACGACACGCTGCTCATTATTTCGTCGCAAGAACTGAACGATTCGCTAACTCGTCGGTTAAAAGAGCAGTGGGAAATGAACGGCTACTATGTGATGATTATCAATCTGGCCAGGCTGCAGTTTAATTTGCTAAATCACGAATTGGTTCCGAACCACAGGGTGGTTAGAAACATCGAGGAAATCATCGAGATAAAAAACAAGTTTTCCATCACCGATAACCATCAGTTTCCCACCATTTCGCGGTTCGACCCGGTTGCGGTAGCTATTGGACTAAAACCCGGCGAGTTAGTTGCGATTACGAGACCAAGTAAAACCGCCATTACCACCATGTACTACCGCTTTTGCATCAACATTTAATTTATACAAAATCGAGGGTATGAAAAAAATGATTTATTTTTTGCATACAATATTAGCGACCCAATCAATAAAGTAATTAAGAATGTTTAACTTTTTCAAATCCTTATTTGTCGCGCCGCGTTTTGAGGCGAATGGCAAAATAAAGAACTTGAACACAACCTATGCGGTAACGCACAAAAATATCACGCAAAAATGGAAGGACATGGACCAAATCAACGATCGCATTACTTTTGCTTCCAGCATATCGTGCGAATACAAAGCCAAGATGGATTTGTATTTTATCAACAAAAAACTGTTGGAGCTTTATCAAACGCTGCATCGCGTGTTGTGTGAAATATCCATGGACAAGGCGTTCATTGATAAAATAGGTTCTAACGAGACAGACATGGATGATTTTGCGAATGAATTAAAACGGACAGTTCAATTCGAGAGAAATTTGACCAACATTACGCCAAAATTACGTACCGAGCTGATGGATGTCATTAAGTTTGTTCTTGGATGTATAGGTGTGGTGCTAATAGCTGTATTGTACATATATGCCAAGGTAGTAAGTGTAAGTAAGTAAGCCCACGTGAATGTAAATAAAGAAAAAGAAAAAGAAAAAGAAAAAGAAAAAGAAAAAGAAAAAGAAAAAATTATGGTAATTGATGCTTTTGTAGATACCAAATACCCTGTAAAAAACAATCGGACAAATCGTCCTTTTTTTTGCACGAATTAAAAAAGTCCTTCCAGCAAGCAAGAGATGCTTCATTCGTAAGAAAATCTGTGCAGATTGCTACAGCCTGCTTCTTTCGCCCCTTGTAATCTTGTTTTTTTTGTTTTTCGATTGTGTCTGCATCTGTTACCTTTGAAACATGTGTGGGAAAATCCTTTAATTTGTTGCTCGCACTAATGAACTCGACGCACACATTTACGTTTCGCATGATGAAATACTGCATCAGCATTCCCTGAACTGTTTTCATCTTTGTGGCCAATGGACCGATTTGGTTTTCAATAATAACGTGCGTCACGTCGCGAATGCCTTTAACGGCATCGAAAAAGGAAATAATATTTAGGCCGATGGTTTGAAGCGCTGCAACGGCGCACGGAATTTTCTTGTCGGGGATATTTATCAAAAATAATCCATGGTTAAAATGATGAGCACCTAACAAATATATTAATTCTGCTTTTTTCTTTGTGTTTTCTGGAACAATTATTTCGTACTTTTTTATTAGGTCTTGCAGACCTTTCAGCGATTGCTTTTTTAGAGATGCCGGTTTCAAATCGGTCGCAATAAAATACCGATCTTTTTTTGCATGCGCCGTGCAAAAATAATCGAACGATTCTTCCTTGCTTTTGTTTTTATCCTTATTTAGCACACGTTTGTAGACGGCAGCCTTGGTGCAGCATTTTTGGTTTGCATTCATGTGACTGCACTGATTTTCCACCATGATGACGGACGAATCCATGTTATTTACCTTTTCTTTTTTGTCTTGGTCTTTTGCATAGCTAGAAGAAGCATCAATCAAATTTACGATGTCCCAATGAGCAATTTGTACGTTTTTTTCTTGTTTTGTTAAGATACAAAAGGAACAATTCTTAATTCCCACGTCAATGCTAATGATGTTCATGTTCTATTTAAAAAACATGACATTTTGCATTGAAGTTGTTTTAGCAATAAAATATACAAAGATATAAATGAAGAGCCGCGGCCGACTACATAGAACCGGAAAAAGAACAACAAGACAACGCAGAACGAACAAGATAAATGGAGGATATGGGCGCGGCTGTGGTTCGCAGGGTTGTCCCATTGCTCCTTTTCCCCTGAAATCGGGAGGTAAGCGGTGTGGTTGCAAACGTAGCTGCAAATGCAGACATCGATGCGGACCGTGTAGCACTAAGCGTAATGCTAAACGCAGTACTAAATGTAAGCGAGGTGGCAATTTTTTTAAACAAGGAGCACCAGTTCCCCCGCCATTTGTAGGTGAGCCTTGGACCGCAAACACCAATACGTGGCCTGGCTACGGCGAATCGAACAACCACGGAAATCACTTGCCCCAAAACATGTATTACCAAGACCCCAAAATGATGATGAAATTGGGCGGAAAGCGCAGAAATAAAAGCAGTAAAAGTAAAATAAAAATAAAAAGAAGGAGAAGCGGAGGAGCATCGTTTTACCAGAATGCTACGGACAGTTATCGCGACCTGGAATATAATTTCAAGTCGGCATACAATGCGGCCAGCGGATACGAGCCACCCGTGAATCCGCTTCCGTATAAGGACCAGTTGCAGCCTCGGTAATTGTAAATATTTATTCCTAACAAATAAATAAAAACTTTACCTATTATAAATGAAATACGATACTTTTTTATTTGCCATTATTTCCGTTTTATGTATGTTGTTAGCAGCCACGTATTTAGGTGCTTTCAAGTTATCGAACCGTTTTTTTGGTAAATTTATGACCAAAGAAGGTTTCGTCCAAAATTCAGTAGATAAATCGACGACGGTTTATATTGCACCCACCGGTGCTACGGCCACCGTAAAGCATGGCGCCATTACCGTGACGAATCCCGATGGCAGCACCAGTATGTACACGGCAACTGCAACGAGTGGCGGACAAGGAACTAAAGGTAAAGGCGCAAAAGGAACAATTTATTATGGCCCGAATGGAGGCACCGCAACCGTAGTTGAAGGAACGGGTGGCGCAAACGCAATTTCTATCGTCGGTCCTGATGGAGGCCAAGCCGTCGAGTTTTCTAGCGATGGCGGAGACACGGCAACCTCAACAAATACAGATGGAACAACTAGTTATAACAACAACGGTTCAAACACAACATATGACAACTACAATCATTTCACTGGTTCTTCCATCCCAACCGTGTTTTACGGGCCTGAGGGTGCGACAGCACGTGTAATTGACACAAATGGCGACCAGACGCTGGTGATTACGACGAAAAATGGCACCACCGAAATCTACACGATGGATAACAACGACAATGATAGTTCAGTTACCGCGTATATAGGCACAGACGGTCGCAAAGCTGTGGTGGCCACCGACGAAAACGGCAAGTATGCCGTAAGCCTGACTGCTGCCGATGGGTCCAAAGTGATGTACTACGAAGATAACGTGTATACTTATAACGGCGAAACGGGGGAAACCAGCCAGACCAATGCCAACTCGGCGAACAATTCGTACGACGGCGCATTTGACACGTATTATGGCCCGGCTGACGGCTCTGCCACGACAGCCACCGGACCTCAGGGTGGAACCGCGGTAGTTGCAACTGGACCCGAGGGCAACACGGCTGCTGTTTACAATGATTCTTTCCCCGCAGGCGTTCCGCGGTCTCAGATTCCTGCGGGGCAGGAGGATTTGTATATTTTAAAGTCGGAAGTGGTCCCGCCAGTGTGCCCCGCGTGTCCCAACATGGTGTGTCCCGAGCCCAAGTTTGACGAAACAAAATGCGGCCCGTGCCCACCGTGCGAGAGAGTGAATACCAACCAGTTTGAATGCAAAAAAGTACCGAATTACAAGGCGGACAATTCGTCGATTTTGCCGATTCCGGTGATTAGCGACTTTTCCGGGTTTGGTATGTAAAATGCGTATGGTGTGTTTGTAATGAATGCAACCATCGTTGGTTACACCGATGGTGGCCTTGAATTTGACCTTTGTATTTACCGTATCCTGTTTATTTTTGCATAAATATACAAAAATAAAAAAATACAAAGTGATAAATACAAAGTGATAAATAAATACAAAGAATCAAACATGTCATCCTTCGAAGAATCCATTGCCACGTCTTTGTACAATTTTCATGGAAATAATGAAGAATGTGAATATGGCATTCACATTCTTTCTGAAAAATTTTACCTGATGAAAGGTTATCTGAATGAAGACTTGCAAGACATTGACGATTTGGTAAAAAACTATGGACTTTATTACGGATTTGAAATTGGCGGATTTCCGACCACAACCGTTTGCTGTACCGAGGGAGTAGTAGTTATAGTAAAGACAAGCGAATTCGCCGAGTTAAAGAAATTGTACGAGTTGAGCGAGAAGCTAGCAGCCGAACAGGTCATCGACTCACCTGGTCTTTATTTTGTATACAAGAGATGCTATTGCACGTGATTACCGTTCGGGGTAATTACAAATATAATAAATAAGAAAATAACAAAAGTCCATCTAACAAACTACCTGAAACATAGTTATACACCGATGAAGATTTAAATCCGTATAACCACCGAAGGTGGTTATACGTTTTAATTCATTTATCGGCAACGTTTCCTTTGAATGATATAAATAGCACGCCAAAGGCGTGCGGATTTAAATCTTCAAAGGTGTAAAATATACAACTCATAACTGTGTTTTGTCTCATTTTATTACGTAGTGCTTTTCGGTCGGTGTATGTTGTTGGTCATAATGTTCTCTGTTTTTTTTGTAATCGGCACACAACTACAAATCATCGTAATGCTTCGTTTGTTTTTCCTTTTTCCTTTTTATTTTTATTCAATTCAACTCTCTGAATTATTATCGTAAAAAATGATTTAAAAACAATATAAAACTATAGTAATATATTAGATAGGCCATGTTAATGATGTCTAAAAACAGCCTTGTACCGCCGGCAAAAATTATTGGGATTCAATTTGGCATGTTGTCCACGGAGGAAAAGAGGAATAGTTCTGTGGCTGAAATAACAAAAAAAGAAACCATCACCAATGGCCTGGTTGTTACGGGGGGACTGCTCGATTCGCGCATGGGTGTTTTGGAAAGGGGTAGCATTTGTCCCACGGATGGCCTGGATTACATTCAGAGCCCGGGATACAACGGCCACATTGAGCTGGCCAAGCCCGTCTTTTACACCCAGTTTCTTCCACAAATCATACAAATCTGCAAATGCACCTGTTTCATGTGCAGCAAACTGCTCATCAACAAAAACAAGTACAAGTATTTGCTTAGTTATTCCCCCGCAGACCGCCTCAAGGTGGTGCGTGACTTATGCAAGACGGTGCGAAGATGTGGCATTGATTCAGACGAGGACTGCAGCGGCTGCGAATGTATCCAGCCGACCAAGATTGAGAAGAAAGACCTGGCGACCATCACAGCGAAATGGGGAAAGGAAAAGACAGAAAATTATCACGAGATTGTCTTGTCGGCAGAACTGCTGCTGCAAAAGTTCAAGCGGATTTCAGATGACGACATTGTGTTTATGGGGTTTCACCCGCAGTGGGCGCGCCCCCAGGACATGATTTGCGAGGTCTTTTTAGTGCCGCCGCCGGCCGCTCGCCCTTCTGTAAAGATGAATGCTCAGCAGCGCAGCGAAGACGACCTGACGCATATTTTGGCCCAAATTGTTAAGATGAATAACCAGCTCAAGGAAAAGATTCAATCTGTATCTTCTTCGTCCAGCTCTGCTTCTTCCACAGATGCAACCACAGCTGGATACGCTGACAAAACGATTCAGACATACCTCGGTCATTTGCAGCATTACATCCATTGTTTTGTCAACAACGATTCTCCGAATGTTCCGCCCATGACCCAGCGAACTGGGCGGCCGCTAAAGTCCCTCATGAGTCGGCTCAAGGGAAAGCACGGACGCATGCGTGGCAACCTGATGGCGAAACGTGTGGATTTCAGTGCCCGGTCCGTCATTACGGCCGACCCGAATATTTCGATTCGCGAGCTGGGTATTCCGGTGAAAATTGCCAAGACGCTCACCAAGCCGGTAACGGTGAATGTGCGAAACCTGGAATTCATGATTAAGCTGGTGCAAAATGGGCCGAATTATCCTGGTGCGACCTTTTTAGTAAGAAAAAATGGCGACGGTGCAAACATTCGGCTGGCGAGCTTGTCGGAGATGGACCGCATTAATCTGGTGGTTAATGTGGGGGACATTGTGAAGCGACACATGGTGAACGGCGACCCGATTCTTTTCAATCGTCAGCCGTCGCTGCACAAGATGAGTATGATGTGTCACATTGCGGTTGTGATGATGGTGGGGGAAACGTTTCGCATGAACGTGGCTGATACCAAGCCGTATAATGCAGACTTCGATAAACGATAATTTCACAATAATCTCTGTCGAAAACAGGGGGACTGAAAAGGTTGATACCCCCTAGTTAATTCTTTAAACCCTTGAAGAATTGGCGATACGCCTTGATGCGGGAAACCCTTTAGAGCCTCTGACTACCACCTCATTATTGGAAACATGAATGGGGGAACACGGTTAATCGCCGTACCCAATGGTAATAATGTCAGAGGATTAGGCAATCCGCAGCGTTACTGTCTAAGTCCGTTATGGTAGGATACGACAGGCGTTCAGAGACTGAACGGGTGTAGGTGAGTAGTGATGGCCTAACCAGCTTGAACTTGCTTAAGATACAGTCCGGCCTCTTGTGAAAGCTTGAGGATACGTCGGGAGACGAAATGAATTTACACATGCCGCAGATGGACGACGCCATGGTGGAAATTCAGCAGTTGGCTGCAGTACCTTACCAAATAATTAGTCCTGGGTCCAACAAGCCCATTATTGGTATTTTCCAGGACAACATGGTTGGCGCGGCCCTGCTAACTAGGGATGGGGTGGCGTTCAACAAGCAGACTGCAATGAATTTGCTCATGATGTACAACAAGTTGAACCCGGAAGTGATTTACAAACACAGCAAGCCGACTTTGACGAGTTTTGACATTCTTTCGCAAATCATGCCGCCGCTCACGCTGAAGGTAAAGAACAAGAAATTCAAGTTTGAAGAAGGCGCGAATCCTCATGCACGCGAGTCGCCGCAGTACAACAACACGGTGGAAATTTTGGACGGCAAGTTTATTCGCGGACAGCTGGACAGCGGCATCATGGGTGCGGGCACGAAGGGCGTGCTACATCGTGTTTGCAATGATTTCGGTAACCGCAACGCGGCTGATTTCGTGGATGATTTCCAGAACATTATAACCGAGTATGTCAAGATTGCGGCGTTTAGCGTGGGAATTAGCGACCTGATTTTGACCACGGGCGTCAAGACGGACATTATCGATAAAATGACGGAGAAAAAGATTCAAATTAAGAATTACATAGACAAGGTAAGACTGGGACTAGTGGAGAACTTGGAATCCACGTCGGTTGCCGAGTACGAGGCGAAAATCGTAAATGTGATTAACGAAATCAACAAAGAATGCGGATCGATTGGCATCAAGAGTTTGGTCGAGTCGAACCGATTTTTGCGCATGGCGGACGCGGGGTCAAAGGGCAGCGCACTCAACATTCAGCAGATGGTGTGCTTTGTGGGTCCGCAGGACATTAACGGCCGTCGCATCACCAACGGATTTGACGACCGCACGCTGCCCCATTTTGCCAAGTACGACGACTCGCTGCCAGCGCGCGGATTCATCCAGAGTTCGTACATTGACGGCCTGAACCCGCAGGAAATGTTCTTTCACGCCATGGCGGGGCGTATTGGACTGATTGATACAGCGGTGAAAACTTCCACCACGGGATACATTCAGCGTAAAATCATCAAGGGAATGGAGGACTTGGTTGTGGCCTACGACATGACGGTGCGAAACAACAAGAACCGCATTATTCAGTTTTCATACGGCGAAGACTCTATCGACACGATTCGTGTGGAAAATCAGGAGTTTCCGCTGCCTGAAATGTCGATTCAGGATATTTATGTTCATTTTAACATCCCCGTCAGTATTCAGTCGGACAAAAAGGACATGGGTCTATTTGTCGTGTTTGAAAATGCGATTGCAACTGGTGGAGCCAAAGCAGTTAAAGCTGCGGCCAAACCGACAAAGATTACCAAGGCGACTAAGGTCAACACGACGAGCACGCTGGGGCGTTACAAGTCGCAATTGAATGCGGCAAATGAAAAGTGCAAGTACTACACGGATTTTATGATTGCCAAGCGCGACGAAATCGTCAAGTATATTTTCAACTACAACGTAGGCAACGTGATTCGTGCCCCAGTTGCTTTTACCCACATCATCAACAACGTGGCGGGGCAGTTCAAGCTGAATTCGTATTCGCTGGTGGACGTTACCATTTTGGAGACATTTGAAATGCTGGAAGACACGTTTTCCCGCCTGGAATCAATCTTGTGCGCTCCGCCAAATGCCATGTTCAAGGTGCTGTTTTACTTTTACCTTTCGCCCAAGGAGCTGATTTTCAACAAGCGGTTTAACCGTGCAGCTTTAACCACGCTTCTAAACCGGATAGTGATGCACTACAAATTGGCAATTGTTAACCCCGGTGAAATGGTGGGCATGATTGCGGCTCAGAGTATTGGTGAGCCAACCACGCAACTAACACTTAACACGTTTCATTTTGCGGGCGTTTCGTCCAAGGGCAACGTGACGCGAGGCGTCCCGAGGGTGGATGAGATTATGGCGTCTTCCACGGAATCCAATATGAAGAACCCGGCCATGACTATCTACTTGAAGTCCGAGTATGAAGTGTCGGCTGAAAAGGCGAAAGAGCTGATGAATTTCATTGTGCTGACAAAAATGTCGGACATTGTTGAATCGTCGGCGATTTGTTACGAACTGGACGCGAGCAAGTCATCGTCTAAATTTTCGGGCGACGACGAGTTGATTCGCACGTTTAACGAATTTGAAAACGAGTTTATGAATGCTGCGGAAACAGAAGATGCATCAGAAAATTCGGACAAAAGTAACTGGGTTGTTCGTCTGGCAATGAACCGCGAGGCCATGTTTCTCAAAAACATTACCATGAACGACGTGCATTTCACGCTGTCGCAGATTTATCAAGACAGGACCTCGTTTATTTTCGCGGATTTCAATGCGGACCAGCTGGTGTTTCGCATCCGCCTGGATGAAAGCATGTTTGAAAAGACCAACAAGCCGTCAGCGACAAAAGCGACGGTGCATGAACTGGACATTAGCGACGCGGTAAACACCATCAAGATGTTTCAGAAGCAGCTTTTGAATAAAGTGGTGCTTAGGGGCGTGGCTAGCATTACCGAGGCATCCGTAGAAAAGAAGATTAATAACTACGAGCTGGACGCGGGCACGTTTAAGAAGAAGGACATATATACGGTGGTTACCACCGGGTCCAACATGATGGGAATCTTGGCCATGGACCATCTGGTGGATACGCGCAAAACGACGACCAACAACATTGTGGAGATTTACCACGTGCTAGGAGTCGAGGCGGCGCGCCAGACGATTTACAACGAGCTGACTGAGGTGTTTGAGTTTACGGGCAGTGGTTACCTGAATTATCACCACACGTCACTCTTTTGCGACCGCATGACCTACACTTACAAAATTATTCCTTACAGTCGCAACGGCACCAACAACGACGACATTGGTCCGATTGCCAAGGCGTCTTTCGAGATGACGCCAGAGATGTTTTTGCGGGCGGCCAGGCACGGTGAGCTGGACGTGATGCGGGGTGTGTCGGCGAACGTGATGTGCGGACAAGAGGGGGCATTTGGTACCAACATGTTCCAGGTGATGCTCAACATGGACGCGGTTGAAGCAATGCCTGCGGTGTTTTCCAAGACGCAGGATTTGGCGAAAAAGTATGCCGACGTGGAGGCAGAGCTGAACGCAGAGGACGCGTGTGCCAACATTCTGAAGCACTCGGCCATGATGGAAAACACGATTGATGCGTTTGATACGGGAGTGGGCGAGATGGGTGAGGCCGACAATGATTTCGAGCTGTTTTAAGAAAAAAAAAATGGGTACAATGTAATATTAAGGAAAAATATAACATGCGTTGTCCAAACAAAAGTCGCAGAAATAAAAAAACGGGAAAATAAAAAGACGTTAAAGGTTAGAACAAAACAGCAACGTACCAACATGTCATCGTCTCATTTAATCCAAATCAACAGCGACTTGCCGTCGGAAGACAGAGAGTGGTTTCACAATGCAATTCTGGCGGATATTTTCAGCAACGAAAACCCGAACATCGAGCAAGCACATCACTTGGACAAAAACGCCAAGGTAAAAACCAGCAAGAAATATTACGATGTGGTGTTTAATTATGCCAGGTTGCACACGGATCGCATGACTTTGCAATTGGTTCGGATTCTACTAATGAACCCTCAGATGAGCGAGTTCTTTTTGCAAGACGAAGCGAATTACGATAAATATTTGCGCTATTATTTTGGTACGATGGATGACGAAGAGAAGCGCCAGGCACTTAATGTATGTAATAACTGGTTCAACAAGTTTAAATTTGAATTCAAGGATTACGACGAATCGAATGACAAATATAAAGATATGAACCAATTGTACGCGGCGGTCAACCATGTCGCTGCAGTTAAATCGCGACTTTTGAATAGATTGCCGAAAAACATCAACAAGGCAGAGTTCGAAAAGCATTTCAACGAACAATCGAAGGAATTTCATAAAACCCTGCATAAAAAAAATACCACGGAAAACATGATTAGCATGAAAAGATATGGGACAAAGATGGACAAGTTGAACAAAGGGTTCAACCATTACATGGGCGACCTTATAATTAACCACGATTGATTCATTACGCGCATTGCGTAAATAATAACAAATAAAAATTGTAAATAATGCATGTTTTGTTTTTTATTTATTCCGTAATTTAAGAAAAAATAAAAAAATATTGGCACCAAGTAATATTAAGGAAAGATGATGAAGCAGAACCTCGACAAGTTTTACAAGATGTGCACCCCCGCCCAGATTTATTTCGTGATTTCTGCTTTAGGCGCAATCATTGCGTTATTTAACAATGTGCCCATTGTGGCGATTGTGATGAAATTTATTTTCATCATTCTCTGGACATATGTGCTGAGCGTTCTGTGCAAAAAGGGCTACAAGACCATTTCTTGGTTTCTGGTGCTGCTGCCGTTCATCATGATGATGTTTGCCATGGTCGGTGGCCGCAGCGCGGCTGTTAGTCAAATCATGTACAAGATGAACATGTACTAAATCGGTTGATTTCTTGTTTTTACAAGCCATCAACTAACAAAAATACAAAAATACAAAAATACAAAAAACACCGAAATGAGTGTCTAGCTGTAATTTGAAGCGAATGTAGTCCGAAAAGGTGGTTGCCACTTTCATGCAAATTTCCTCGTCTTTATCTTTGCCCAAATCTGGCTTTTTATTATATCATTTTTTTATCTTCTCGGTCCGTCATGTTTTGCTGGTCCGCGATTAACATGTTGATTTCATCCTTGTTGTACACGGTAGGTGTGTACAATAGCCTTCTAAATTCCTTGAAAATCTGCGAGTGGATGTTATTCACGGCTTTGCCTTTGGATTTTGATTTTTCAGCGGACTCAATCGCAGGTTCTGGTTTGACTGGTCCGTCAGTCGTCGATGCTAATAAAAGCGGATTGGTATTGTTTATTTTTAAAGTTTGATTCATTTCTTATACCTAACAAAATAAGTTTGCATTAAAAAATAAACGCAATTTTCAAATACTCAACATCATTTTACACCTTCACTGGTATAAATCTTCAAGGGTTTAAAATCTCTAAATCCTCAAGCTTCCAGTATTCCTTGCGGCCATCAGGCAAAGGTCGGCAAATGATAAAGGGAATTTTCTTGACGACCAGTTCCTTTTCAGCAATAATGGTGTTGTCCAAAAGAGTGTCGGGGACGTCAACCAGAGGCGCAGCCCCATTGTTTAGTTGTACGGTTCGCATGCCAATGATGCGAGCTCGCTCGTATTTAGTCAAAAGAGGAATGGTTACATGGCCGGATTTAAGCTGAATGTCTGACATGCCACGAATTTCGTCGTAATTTTGCACGATGCATTCGGTGTGGTACTTAAGCAGTTCGTCCTTGTTGATGTACTTGGTAATCTTTTTGTACTTGTCGTCCGATTCATCGTCGTTATCATCATCTTCATTGGTTCCGGCTCCTCCGCCGCCCATGTCTTTCAAATAATTATCGTCGCCGTTTCCCTCGGCCTCATCGTCCGATTCATCGTCGTTATCATCATCTTCATCGTCGTCGTCATCCTTGTCTTCATCTTCATCATTTTTACCATTGTTGTTGTTGTTGTTGTCGTCGTCGTCGTCATCCTTGTCGTCCTCATCTTTGTCGTCCTCATCTTTGTCGTCGTCATCGTCTTCTTCGTTTATATTTTTAACATGCTCGTCCTCATCATCGTCATCGTCATCGTACTCGGTCTTCTTGTTATTTTTGGGAGGCATGCTATACTATACTTTAATTATATATTTATTCAATCAAGTATTATTTCATTTTTACGGTTAATGAAAACAAAATGAAAATAAAACATAATTTCGACAACATATTACACCCTTGGTAGAAAACGGAACAAAATGTCCGTAAAAATAAAAATTAACATGGTTGTAATGCAAATTACCTGAAACATAGTTATACACCTTTGAAGATTTAAATCCGCACGCCTTTGGCGTGCTATTTATATCATTCAAAGGAAACGTTGCCGATAAATGAATTAAAACGTAGGATTTAAATCTTCATCGGTGTTGTAATTGAAAACATTGCCATGTTATCTAAACAAAGACAAAGTGACAAAGACAAAGTGGCAAAAACAATAAATAAAAAATAATAAAGTAGAGTAATAAAATGAGAATAAAAAAGTGTCAACCTGGATTTATTTGTTTGGATAACATGGCAATGTTTTTTATTGTGGTCGTGATGTGCCTTATAGGATACAATATTTTCGCCGCGACTAAATCCGGTGCAAAAACAAACGTGAATATTGACGTGGGCGTGGGCGTGGACCGCGCGAACCAAGGCGGCAGCTACTTTAATTCTTGGTTTGGATCGTTGATACCTAGCTACCCGTACAACAACCTTCCTTTGGCCACCGATCCGCTGATGAACCCGTACAATCCCCCGTTTCGCGACGAGAGGTATTTCGTCGGCCCGGTCACGAGTATTCCTCCAATGGTGCCGGTTGGCCCAACAATCACCCCCGTAGTTGGGGGATTGGGCGCGCCTGGTATTGGTGCAGTGCCCATTAACGTTGCTACCACTGCAGTAGATACCGCGTTTCGCCAAATTGGTATTTTAACCCCGCTCAACGAAGCATCCAAGGACAACGTGTTGCCACTCATGGGTCGCCCCCTGTTTACGCGTCGCAGCAAGTGGCAGTATTATTCCATTTCCAACCAGCACAACAACGTGAAACTCCCTGTTTTGGTGAAACAGCGAAGTGGGCTCGATGAAAATGGCGTGGATGAGCTGTACACGGGCGACACGGTGCTGATTGAGGGGACCGACAAGCCGTATAAATTGACGAAATACGAAAACTCGACGATTCAATATCTGCCTTTTATTTGATTTTGTTAGATACGCGCTAACAAAAAACAAAAAATATGTTGAATATAAATAAATATTTACACCATTGCACTTTTGATAAGTATTTGAAGTGCATGGAAACAGTTGCCTTTTTACCACTTCGTAGTAGATGTGCAAAGGTGTAAAACGCCGTTTTAACAAGAGCGGTACTACTACTGATTTTGTACCGAAACCAGACGCATACATGAACGTGGCTCGCACCGCGCGAGCAAAAGCGGGAGCAAAAGCGGGAGCAAAAGCGGGAGCAAAAGCTGGAGCAAAAGCGGGAGCAAAAGCTGGAGCAAAAGCGGGAGCAAAAGCTGGAGCAAAAGCGGGAGCAAAAGCGGGAGCAAAAGCGGGAGCAAAAGCGGGAGCAAAAGCGGGAGCAAAAGCGGGAGCAAAAGCGGGAGCAAAAGCGGGA